AGAGCTTTGAAGCCTTCAGCGGAATAACTGACACTAAACAGTTTCAGCGGCTTTCGGTTCCCGGCTATATCGTCCCATCATTCCGATGGGAGATCCCTGGTCTAAAGAGCAGGAAGTGGTTGAATATTGGTGCCCTTGCGGGCATGCGTGTCTTCCCTAAGTCGTTGATGAACTGACGAGAGTCAGATCACAAATAACAACAAGAAGAAGAAGAGATGTCAATCAGCATCCCAGCGTCCATCACTGGTGGTACGCAGACGGGGTTCACTACCCCTGGCTACACCACCACGGTCGACGTGGCGTCCGATGTCAACGGCAAGCAAAACGCAGTGACTGCCCTCACGGGCACTCAGACTGGCGTTCGTTCGCACGCGATTTCGGACCCCTTCACACTTGCCTATTATCGGCCCAAGAACCCGAGAACTCTCGGGAACCCGAACCCGGTGACTGGCAAGTACGCTAGCGTGCCTAAAAACACGCATTCGTTCACGGTCACTAAAGGCGTGAACATCGCCGCAAACAACGTCCCGGAGGTCATGTCAGCGCGACTCGAGATTCGAGTCCCTGCAGGTTCCGATTCGTATGATGCGGCGAACGTCCGAGCTGCTATCTCCGCTCTAATCGGCGCTCTCAATTCCATGAGCGCCGGTATCGGCGATACGCTAGTGACAGGAGTCATGTAACTGTGAAAGCGGCGCGCTTCATCCTGTTACTGTGCCTAATCGCGGGCTTAATTGCCCTCGGGAAGTGCACAGGGGATTGGCAGACCGCAGATCAGTACGCACTGGCTCCATAGGCCTAGCAAGCCTAGACAATGTAGATTGGTTTACCTTTACTTTTTACCCCTATAGGAGATGATTATGTATAAGATCTACACCTTTGCTTCGACGGATGACAATCCGTCATGGTCGAACGAACGCATCCAATTTGATGCCGAAGTTCGTCAGTTCAGGCTCTGTCCCCGAGCGTCGACTCTTCCTCAGTTTGACCGTATGGTCAAGCTCTGGAAAGATCGGCGCTTCGGGAACATCCCGAAGAAGTTTGTCTACGCTTCTGTTCTTGTCTCTGCTGATGACCTAAAGGAAATCAGCGAGGCTGTGCTTGGTTTGTCCCAAGCCGGGGCTGTCAGCGACGCCCCGAAGTATGTCTCACTGTCACCTAATGAAGGTGGCGTGTTTCTGGTTCCAGGACAGACACTGGTCCAGACGCAAGTGGGATCCGCTAGAGCAGAAGGTCACATTGTGTCAACAGTCAGGCTATTCGATTACATCGAACGGCTGCGAGACCTACTATCAACTCCGACGTTCAAGGCAAGTAAGGTGAAGACTACCAAAGCGCGAGCTAAGGTGTTTACATCGAACTTGCCGATTACGGTGGAGCCAATCACGGGCGAAAGCCCGACCTTGGATAACAACAAGGAGTAGGCCTTGGACACAATTAAGGACGGTCGTAAGAATTTGGATATTCTGTACGATAGCCTTCTTATCGACTTACGACGGGCGGTCGGTTCTGAGCTCGTGACTGCAATGTCACAACTCAAGCTGCCTCCGCCTGACGCGAGCACCACAGTCGCTGCGGCACATTCGATCCTTAAGTCTTTTAGGAAGAAATTCCTAGAGACCACTGGGGATGCTGATGGCCGTGCGCTGACGAAGTTTCTGCATTGCAATAATGCGTGCAGGACGTGGGCTTTGAATCTTACCAACAGTAAGGAAGAGGAGATTTACGGAGAGCTCAAGCGCTCTTTGTGGAACTTCTTTAACCCGAAAGGTATGCCTCTACTCGATAATCTCTACGATGCGCTTGACCGCGCAAACGTAGGGTCGGGTAGTAGTGTTGGCGGCCAGGGAACTGACTTCTATACGAAGTTGTTTTCTAGCCCGCTGAGTTCAACAAGTTCGATCCTCGTAAACTTGTACAGGCGCCATGTGAAGGCTTTCCCAATATGGAGCTCGGCCGAAGAAATTCGGTCCCGCTCCTACAGGCAAGATCACTTGGTGGAAGGAAATCGCTTGAGCTTTGTGCCCAAGGATTGCGAAATATCGCGGTGCATCTGCGTTGAACCCAATCTGCTGGTTTACTACCAGCTCGGGGTAATGCAGATCCTGTCGGATCGTCTACGTCGTTACTTCGGTATCGACCTCTCGACGCAACCTGATAAGAACCGTGAGCTCGCCTGGTCAGGGTCGCTCAACGACGATGTGGTCACAATTGACCTATCGTCAGCGAGTGACTCAATTGCCCGTAGCATGCTGAAGCAAGTCGTCGACCCGTGTACCTTTCGGTACTTAGACGGGCTGCGATCTCCAGTATGTCGGACACCTGCCGGGCCAGTTGAGCTAGAGATATTCTCATCGATGGGGAACGGGTTTACATTCCCACTCCAGACGGTGATCTTTAGCTGCGTTGTTGAGGCGGTGTACTACTGGCACGGCAAGATCGAAAGATCGAACCCGCGCTATGCAAGTATCCCACGCTCCGAGGTCCATTTTGGTGTATTCGGAGATGATATTATCTGCGACAGAGATGTCGCTGGCGATGTCATCCGGATGCTCCAGATTCTGGGCTTCGAGGTAAACCTCGACAAGACCTTTATTCAGGGTCCTTTCCGAGAGTCCTGTGGCGCCGACTTCTATAGAGGGGTCGACATCCGCGGTGTCTATGTTAAAGCATTAGACTCGCAGCAGGACTACTTCAAACTAGTTAATCGTCTCAACCTGTTTTCCATGAGAACAGGCATTAGGCTGCCCTCCGTGTGCCGTAAGGCGCTGGAGTTAGGCCGATACCTACCTAAGCAGCATACCGTCCCATACGTCGAAAACGACGATACAGGCGTCAAGCTGCCTTGGTCGATGGCAAAAAGACACATCAAACATAGTAGGAATGGGTTGCCAATCTACTATGCGTGGGTGCCACGTCCGAAAAGGATGTCCATCGATTGGGACACTGGAGTAATCCATGTCCCTCCGGGTGAGAAGAAGAGAATTTGGAACCCTGACGGGCTCCTAGTCTCTCTAGTGCGAGGTGGCGTTAACTCCCA